GCGGCGGAACCGCGGGAAGGATGTGACGATATTGGCAAATATAAAATGGATTAAGCTTAACGTGGATATGTTTGACAATCGCAAAATCAAGCATATCCGGAAGCTCCCGGCGGGGAACGAAGTTGTGCTCATTTGGGTTATGCTGCTGACGCTGGCAGGCCGATGCAACGCTGGAGGTATGATTTTTCTCACCGAAAACATACCGTACAACGCCAAAATGTTAGCAGACGAACTGGACTTTGAAGAGGCCACGGTAAAACTGGCATTAGATGCGCTTGAAACGCTTGGGATGATTTGCACAAATGATGCAGGATTTATGCAAATCCCAGGCTGGGAAGCGCACCAGAACGTGGAAAGCATGGACAGAATCCGCGAAAGCAAGCGGCTTGCGCAAGCCCGCTGGCGAGCGAAAAAGGCTGCTGCTATCGAGAGCCGCAAAAATGTAGAATCTACAGTAGATACATCTACAGTAGAATCTACGAGAATCTCAGTAGACGATGCAGAAGAAGAAGAAGAAGAAGAGGAAGAAAGAAGAAATAATATATATACCCTCGTTGTGCAGCACTTAAACGAAAAAGCGGGCACAAAATACAGAGCGAGTGGCGCGAAAACGCAGAAAGTTATCCATGCAAGAGTAGCTGAAGGATTTACGTTGGATGACTTTATAGCGGTGATCGACAAAAAGACGGCTGAGTGGATGGGCACCGAGTGGGAGAAGTTCTTGCGGCCGGAAACTCTGTTCGGGCCGAAGTTTGAAAGCTACCTGAACCAGAACACAACGCAGAAGGGAGGACAGCAAAATGACGGAATGGAAGGAGCTGGCGCTGCCGCCGCGTATCAAGTCGGGACGTGGGTTTGAATCCCTTACCCCGCAGCAGTACGAAGAGCGCAAAGCAAACGCATACAATGCATCTGCCGGGCATCTGGATGCGGTGGACGGCTACACCTGCGACCTGTGCAAAAACCGGGGTGCCACGGCCATAGTCAAGTACAACGAAGCCTTTGGCTACTACTACGAGGCGCTTGTGCCGTGCAAGTGCCAGCGGGTACGGGATGCACTTCGGCGGCTGCAAGCGTCCGGACTTAAAAACGTGGTTAAAGATTTTACATTTGACCGGTACGACGCCGCCGACGAATGGCAGCAGCGGCTTAAAGACAAGGCAGTGCAGTTTTGCAAGGACGATGCACACACCTGGCTTTTTATGGGCGGGCAGAGCGGCGCAGGCAAGACACACCTCTGCACGGCCGTAACGGTGCATTATATCCGCAAAGGCAAAGAGGCGAGATATATGCTGTGGAGGGACGAAATCACTCAAATCAAGGCCATTGTGACGGATTCAGCAGCATATGCGGCACGGATGGACGCCCTGAAGAAAACCCCGGTGCTGTACATTGACGACCTTTTCAAGGGCGGGCAGGGCGAAGGCGGTCAATTTCGAGCCCCCACAGAGGCCGACATCAAAGCCGCGTTTGAGATTATCAACTACAGGTATAACAACCCTGAGCTGATCACAATCATATCGAGCGAGCGCACGATTGGAGAGCTGAGCCAGATTGATGAGGCTATCGCAGGGCGGATTGCAGAGCGCGCAAAAGCCGCCGGGTACTGCTTGAGCATTAAGCGCGACCCGGCCCGCAACTGGCGCATGAAAGGCATTGAGGAGGTGTAAGCATGACGGCACGTGAGTATGTCGGACAGGCGGCATGGGATCGCGGGAAAGGGGCGAAAAAGAATGACGTATGAAGAGCGTAAGGCCTGGCTGAGACGGTATCAGGACGCGCTGAGCGACTACCGCATGGCAACTGCCCGGCTGGAAGAGGCCAACACGCAGGCCACGAAGTGCACGGCTTGCGTGTCCTCTGCTCTGGGGCGGGGCGGAACAAGCGACCACATCCCGGCGGCGGTGGAAAGGATTGAGGCCATCCGAGAGGACGCAAGGCAGGCCATGGACGAGGCGAAAGAGGCGCTGACTGAGATTTCGGCCGCGCTGAAAAAGCTGGAAAGCCGGACAGAGCGGACCGTGCTTGCGCTGCGGTATGTGGACGGCTGCACATGGCAGCAGGTGGCGGACAAATGCGGATATAGCATTGACTGGGTGTATGCGCTGCACCGCGCCGCTGTGAAGAATCTGGATAAATAAAATAAGAGGCCACATCCGAAATGGTGTGACCTCTTTTATTATTAGTCATCGTCTGGATTCCACACGCTGATTCCAGAGTGCAGAAGAGAAAACGTTGCGCTGCCATTTTCGGCAACGACAGTCCGCTTTCCGCCTTTGCGGATGTCGGTAACTCGGATGGGGGTTACCCATTCCGTGGCGTCAAGCAAGCGGGCCTCGTATGCGTCATCGCTTTCGTCTGGTTCCCGCTTTAAGTCTGGGGCTTTGCATGTGATCTCCATGTAACGCCCGTCATCGGTGATTGCGTCGCGAGAGCATTCGCCATTCCACACAACACCCGGCTCCCGGATAAAGTACATCTTCACGTCTCGCTCGGCTGTATGCATCACGATGCCGTGGTCATACACTGCATCGGACACCATTGTATCACCGCAAAATTGGGTGTCGCCGTAAATTTTCACAAAGTCCAATATAAACGCGTCACCGAAAATGCGGGCGTTGTCGGTGACCACTGCGCCACCTGTTACAATGGCTTCGCCAAAGACTTGCGCATGCCCTGACACCAACGCCTCTTCGGCGACTGATGCTTTTCCGTAAACCATAGCCTCGTCTGTGACCCATGCGGTATAGTCTTGGTCGAGGTTTTTATCGCTTTCAATCCACCCGCCCAGGTCTCCCGCCTTTACATGGCAAGCCTCGTTGTCAAAATCACGCACTGCGCGGATGCGGTGCAGGGTGTGGCCGGAAAACTCTTTCGTTTCGCCGGTGAATTCGTACTTTCTTTGCACCTTCGGCATGGCTATACCTCCTTTTGACAAGAGGCGCAGGACAACCCCGCGCCTCACTTTAGATCAGCCCGAAATGCTCTGCTAACAAAAAGCGGATATAATCCGGACAATTCCGCTGTGACCCACACCAGTTTTGCATGGTGCGCAGAGGGATGCAAGCAGCCCGGGCAAAGGCAGATTGGCTCATTCCGGTGGCTTCTGCGAGCTCCCGCATATTCATGTGCGCAACGTCCCAAAAGCGGGACAAGCGTTCGGTTTCTGCGTCGAGATCAACGCAACCCGGCGCGTTGTCTGGGACGCTCAGGGTTACATTGCTTTTAAAGACTTCCTTCGGCTGCTCTTGGGCCATTGCAAAAAGTTCTGCTTTATTCCACATTCTTGATTTCCTCCTGTTGATATCTTGCTTCAATCCACGTCCCCCGTGCGGGGGACGACACATCACCAGATGGGCGATACCGCCTCGATGGTAAACGGGATGTTTCCCCGCTTGCCTGACTTTGTGGGCGCGGAAACAACGATTGTTTTGATCGCTGCGTCTATTGCGGCCTCAACGTTTCCACACACACGGACGGGGTCGCAAGTGATTACGACAAGGTCGCCGAGCCCGTCGTCTGTGCGGTACTCGGAATGCAAATCCCATACCTTATCCTTAAAGATGAAGTCCGGCAGGGAGATTGTCACTCTTTTGCGGTGCGGCGCGTCCCCCTGGAAGCCAATGCACCATTGCCATCCGTCAGGTACGGGGAGCGCAGTGAACGAAAAACCGCCCACCTGCGTGAAGTAGGCGAACTCGTCCGGTTCGCGGTTGGGCGAACGCTTCATAGCGCCCCAAAGGGACACAACGATCTCGGTTTTCATGTTATTTCCTCCTTTGGCCTGCCTCATCAGTACCGGGCGGCCATTCCCGGCAGACGGCCCGAAGGCCGTTTCGGCGTTAGAAGCAGTATCCCTCGTTTCCGAGGGCCGATTCGGCCGAGAAAACGACCGACAATCCACTTGCCCGCTGGCTAATGGTTTTCAGCGTGTATTCGCGGCCGTTGGTATAGCTACCAGCGAGGCGATACCGGAAATCGAAAACGCGGTCACCGCGTCGCCATGCCCGGACAAGACCGGCCTTCAGGGCGCGGTCATCGGGGAAAGTGTGGGCTTTGCCGGTGGAATCAATGTAGTACGGGCTAAACATGATAAGCCTTCCTTTCTTGTTCATCCAACCTTGCGGGTTGTGTCAGGCGTAAACCTTGCCGTTTGTGCCGGTCTGGTATGCCTTGTAAAGCAATACCGGGTTGTGCAGCAGGGCGGCGGCGTCCTCTATGTAGGAGGCGGAAAAGCAGCTGTATTTGCTGCGGGTGATTTTAACCTTGCTGTCGTCCCGCAAGGTTCTGTTTGTGGCGGATTCGGGGAGGTCTTGCCAGCCGTCGAAAATCAGCAGGGACGAACCGCAGAAAAGGCGGGAACGCTTGGAACGGCAGCGGCGCGGCGTGTAGGTGAGGCGGACAACATCGGCGTGTTGTGCGTAGGTGGTGAGGGTCAGGCCGTGAAAAGTGATTTTCTCCACGATGGGAAAACCAAATTCGCTGAGGTAAAAGAGGGTGTAACGGTGGTTGGGAACCAGCCCGGCGGCGGTGATGGCCTTTTGGAACGGTTCGGCGTACTGCTGCACCAGATCGTTAAAGGCGGTCAGCGCTTCGGCCTCCGTTGTGGTGGTGGTCATGGCCAGCTCTTCGCCGTCTGGCGTAATGGCGGCGACTTCAATTTGTCCGCCGATGGGGCGCAGGTCTGCGGCGTTGATGGTGATCTTGCGGCGCATGGTGTAGCCACCGCCGATTTCGGCATGATACAAACTGATAAACATAGCGGGAAACCTCCTGTTTTGGGTTGTGATTTTGCGTTACCCATGAGCGCCCACCCTTGCGGGTGGCCGGGCTTGCACCGGCGGCGCGTGAGCGTCGGCCTTGCGGGTTTTAGTCTGCCCATCCCCACAGGTCAAACCAGTTTGAGGGGCAGTAGACGCGGTAAGTGTGGGTGTTGTCGCACGGGCTGTATTCCTTCGTCGCGATAACCGTTCCAGACCCCTCGTCAAACGGCGGAATGTTGGCCAGTGCGTCTAACTCCGGGATGTCCTCCTCAGTCACAAGGAAAAGCCCGACGCCTTTGCTTGTGATCTCCTCACGGATAATCCCCATCTCGTACCGGGTGGCAACGTCTTTCAACTCGGCTTTTTTCATCGTCTGTTCTCCTTTCTCTTTACATGAGTACCCAGGGACCGCGACGGAATGCCGACACGGACGGGGTGCCGATGTCCCAGCCGCCGCCGTACTTCTTCGATGCCGGCTTGTAGGGGTAAGCGGGTTCCGTGCCGTTGTTCTTCAGGCCGCGCAGGACACGGCCGTTCTCCACGTACACGTCTGCGCCACAAATGCGGTGCCATCCGTCTTTAATCTTCGTCATTGCTTTGTCCTCCTGTTTTTGGTTTGGCTTGCTCCGTTGTCTACACTATACCACTCATTGGGTGGTGGTGCAATTCGCAATTTGCCTAAATTTTGGGATTATTTTTTGTGCAGCCGTTGCAAATGCAACAGCCGGGAACAGCCCACGCCACTATGAAATATATCGTAAATGTGATATATTTAGTATGTAGAGATAGGGAGAGATGGGGTTCCATCTCTCCCTATTGCGTTACGCTTTGAGCGCTTCGATCTCCTCCATGGCCCGGCGGGCGGCGCGCTTGCCGTTGTCGGTGAGCTGGCGCTGCCATGCCGAGTTGCGGGGCGACCAGCGGAACGCCCACTTTTTGAGGATGGCTCGGACATCTTCGGCGGGTTTGCCGTCAAAGATCAGCTGCACCCGCATTTGCTCGGTGTCCTCGCGGTAGGTGATGCCGTCGTGCTCCACTTCGGCGGGGGCGGCTACCTGGGCGGCCTTCAGGCCGTTCAGGCGCTGTTCGGTGCGCTTCACGTTGGCCAGCGAGTTGGCCAGCGTGTAGGTGGGATACGGTACGCCGACGTACCAGCCGCGCGCCCACATGCCTTCAATGGCTTTCCGGGCGGCGGGGGTCAGCTCCGGGCACCCGTCAAGGGTGCCATGCTTGCGGTAAAAGGCATTCACGGCCTTCATCGCGGCGCGCTCCTGCTTCAGGCCCTCCAGCTTCGCGGTCAGGGCCTCGATGGCCTCGGGGTCATTGCTCTTGATGGGCTGGGTGTGGGCGGTGCGGAGCAGCTGCAAGTAGTGCTCTGCCCGGTCGTAGGTCTCCCGGTTGGCGTCCCACGCGGCCACCTGCTTAGCCTTCTTCCTGACCGGGAAATTGCCAGCGCCGGAGATCATGACGGACGGGCACCGGGTGCCGATCTCGTTGTCCCGGTTGATGGCCTCCGCCAGGGTCGCGGCGTACCGGTCAAACAGGTATTCGGCGCGGTCTCGCTGCGCCTCGGTGGCGCACTTGCCTTTGACGGTCTCCAGGATTCGCGCGGCCTCGTCCACCTGGGCGGTGTAGCTGGCGGTTGCGCTCCCGGGCTGGTAGTCGCTAAAGCTGCGCATCTCATGCGCCCGGCGGGCGGTGTCCTCGTTGATAGTGTACATGGTGTCTCCTCCTTGTGATGGGCCGCCTTAGCGGCTTAGCTGGGTGTAGGTCGTGCCGTCCGCGGGCCAGCCGTTAGCGGCCGCGAAGGTGTCAAGGTCGCGGTAGCCGTCGATGGCTCCGATATACTCTCCGTTGCGCTCGACGATGTAGCAGATACCCTCGTCGGTGACTACGTAGGTGGAGCCGCCATGCGTCCAGCTGGCGGCGCACGGAAAGCGGCGGGACATGGCGCTAGATAGCTTCATGGTGTAGCCTCCTTGTAGATGTGATAGGGCTTTCAACCCATGAGCGCCCGCCCATCTGGGCGGCTGGACTTGCACCAGCGGCGGCGGATGCCGTCGGCCTTGCGGGCGGGCTTGACTTTCACTCCCTTTCGTGGTAAACTAGCTTTAAGATGAGGATGCAAAAAATCATCTTTAAGCCTGTTGCTTGTCCTGTTGGACGGTGGCGGGCTTTTTCTCTTCCCATTCCGCCAGCAGAGCGGCCCAGATGGCTTTCTTTACTGGTCTGGGGAGATCAAAAAAACTCTTGTCCATGCGTTCGCCTCCTTTCCAGAGACTTGCAAGCTGTCCGGTGTTCCCGTGTCGCTTGCTGTGACTATATGATAGCACATATATGATAGCATATGCAATAGGCAATGTGCACAAAGATATGTGCTATCATATGTGCAAGATGTATGATTGCATATATCCTCCGTATAATATATACTATATACGGAGGTGAGAGCATGAGCACGACGGAGGCGCAGCGCAGAGCGTCGGCGCGGTACCTGGCAAAGCAGGTCACCCTCACAGTACGGGTGACGCCAGAGCAGGCCGAGACGCTGAGAGCCGCAGCAGCTGGCGCAGGCATGAGCGTGACGCGGTACCTGGTGAGCGCAGCAGAGGCCCGGCGGGCAGCACCAGAGGCAGAGCCAGACGGCGACCGTATCCGGCTTAGCCTGAGGGCGGATGCAGTCCAGGGCCTAGAGGCTGACGGCGAGACGCCAGCACAGACGGCAGCGCGGCTGCTGGCTGAGGCTATCAGGCAGGCAAGACAAGACACATAATGACGGGGCGACCTTCACAGCGTGGGGGCCGCCCTCTTTTATAAGGGGGTGAGGATATGGCGCAAAAAAATCCTGCGTCGCTGGCAAACCTGCGCACCACGCGGGACATGAGCCCAGAGGAGCAGCGGGACTTTGCTCGCAAGGGGCAAGCTGCACTTGTAGAGCAGCGTCGCCGAAAAAGGGCGCTGAGGGATGTGCTAGACGCGATACTCAGCAAGCCCGCAGACCTGGCAGACATCACCGAGGGCAGAGAGCTCGCCGAGATGGTGCGCCAGACGGCAGAGGATGCGGCCGTACCGCTGGACCAGTACGATGCCATCGCCATCGCCCAGGTGGTCAAGGCTCGCAGCGGCGACACGGCGGCCGCCGCATGGGTGAGGGACAGCGCAGGCGACAAGCCCGGCGAGACGGTGGCGGTGCAGCAGCTGAGCGCTGAGGATGTAGAGCTGGCCCGCAAAGTCGCGGCCCGGCTGGATGCATCCGGCACCAAAAGTGCAGATGCTTCAACAGTAAAAGCCAAAAAGAAACGATAAAACGTTGAAAGCTATTTCGTTTAATTATGATTTAGCGAAATAGGGCTAGCCTTTGGCGACTTCGAGGGGCTGCCGCATATAGTAGTATAGATATTCTGCACCTCTATTCTATGGGGGTAGCCCCCCCTCTGCGGGGCAGGGGCGGGTGTCCGAGGACGGGGCGGGGCGTAGCGAAAAAGGCTTCTCGCCAGACTTTTTTCAAAAAATACCCCCCCCATCGGGTTCACCCCACCCCGCTTCTCAAAAGGGTGGTACTCGAAAAAAATATTTTTTTACCATTCACAACCATTGTTGTTCTCCGGCCCTGACAGACGGCATTGTAGTCTGTTTTCATGGGCTTTGTGAGGCTGGTACCCATATCAAAGCATTAAAGGTTTTGTTGAAACCCCGTGCCGTGTGGCGGGTAAGTTCACACGGGCGGCCCTACACGCAAAGTGGGAAGGGGCGGAAACGCCCCAATATGCCGTCATAGCTCAGTTGGCAGAGCGGCTGCCTTGTAAGTAGCAAGCCGAGGGTTCGATTCCCCCTGACGGCTCCAAGGCCGATGACCCGCTAAAATATCCCACCTGGACGCAGGCGGGAGTTCGCGGTAGGCACCCCCGCGCGCCTCTTCACAATGCGTACCATGCGGGGGATTTTTTATTGGGCTGTGGCCAAACGGTAAGGCATGGGGCTTTGACCCCCAGATAGCAGGTTCGACACCTGCCAGCCCATCCAATGGGTGAGCCGGGCACAGGATAAGCCCGGAGGGCGGGAACGGGGTTGTGCGTGCAAATAGATGGGCAAGCGGGAAAGCCTCCGCCCAGTAAGGCCCTGCAATGGGTCTGCGCACAAGGGAAAGGAAGAAGTATGGCAGGATTTGCAGACGTAAGAAAAGCGGAAGCGAAATACTGCATGGAGCATCCTGCCTACTTCGTGGAAACGTATGTTCACATTGAGGACAAGGACGCGGCCGAACTGATTGTCCCATTCAAGTTGTGGGACGGGCAGAAACAGGCCTTGCAGACGTTTGCAAACGACCGGCTGATTGTTGTACTGAAAGCACGGCAGCTTGGTTTTACATGGCTTGCATTGGCCGAGGCGAGCAGGCTGTTGGCGCTGAATACGGGCCGAACAGTCGTTGGCTTGTCCAGAACAGAGGACGAGGCAAAAGAGCTTGTGCGCCGCATGGGCGTGATTTTGCGCTATATGCCTGAATTCATTGCAGAGGAAGGCGCTGTGCCCGCCGGGTGGAGCGGCCCTGTTTTCAAAGCATCTGCATTGGAACTGCGGGTAAAGTGGCCAGACGGCCCGGAAGGCGTGTTCAAGGCGTTCCCTTCGTCCCCTTCTGCCGGCCGTTCGTTCACGGCTGACTTGATTATCATTGACGAATGGGCGTTCCAGCAGTACGCGGAAGAAATCTGGCAGGCTGCTTTCCCCGTTATCAACCGCCCCACGGGTGGCCGGGTCATTGGCCTGTCCACCATCAAGCGGGGTACGCTGTTTGAAGAAATCTACACAAACCCGGACAACGGGTTCACAAAGTTGTTCTTGCCGTGGAGCGCTGACCCCCGCCGGGATGAAGCGTGGTACAAACGGACGCTGAACGCGCTGGGCGAAGATAAAACCTATCAGGAGTACCCCGCAACTGTAGATCAAGCGTTGGAAGTGCCCGGCGGCGCATTCTTCCCCGAGGTGAGGAAGGAAACTCATTGTGTGGATAAACTCCCCGCAAAGGGCAGGCGCTATTGCGTGATGGACTACGGCCTTGATATGCTGAGCGTCCATTGGGTAAACATTGATGTAACAGGCCATGCCTGTGTGTACAAAGAGTATAACGAAAGCAATTTGCCCATCGGCGCGGCGGCTGAAACCGTCTTGAAGCTGTCGAAGGGAGAAGAGGTTGAGTTGTTCTTGGCCCCCTCTGACCTGTGGGGACGCAGCCAGGAAAGCGGCAAGAGCCGGGCGCAGCTGTTCCTTGAAGCGGGGCTTCAATTGGTGCAGGTGAGCCGGGACTTCCCTGCCGGATGCGCGGCCATGAAGGAATGGTTCCGCATTGACCCGGTGACTGATACGGCATGGCTGACAATGTACAAGACCCCGACACTGTTGAGGTGCTTACAGAAAATTCAAAAAGATGAGCGCAAACCGGACGTTTACGCAAAAGAACCGCATAGCTTGACACACTCCGTGGATAGCTTGCGGTATTTTTGTGTCTGGTGGACGGCGCCCGCCGAGGCCACGCAAACAAGGAGGCACGTCACGTGGGAATCTGACCTGTGGGAGGATTACTACAACGCTGACGAGGAGGGCAAGGCTTACATGATTCAGAAATTTGGAGACCCGTTTTGAGGAGGTGGAAACATGGCGGTACATTTTAGAGTTCCCGATCAGGTTTCCCCCAGCACAATGGTTGTCGATACGTTTCTGGGCGTGGATTACAGCAACGCCCCCGGCAACGTGGACAAACGGCAGTCTCCGAACGGGCAGAACATGATCCGAGACGTGCCCGGGAAAGTCCGCAAATCCATGGGCTATGAGCTTGTGAGAACGTTTGACGGCAAGATCAACGGGTATCACAAGCTGAAAAAAGATAAAGAAGGCATTATCCACGCCGGAACGAAGCTGTACCGGGAAAATGGTACGGTTATTTACGAGCAAGCGAACAATGCCCCTTCCAAAAGCTGGCAGCTCAATGATAGTTTGACCATCATTGACGGCGCGCACATTCTGATTTATGACGGAACCAGTGTAAAGAACGCAGCAGAAATTGCAAAGGTTCCGCTGTTTTCTATCGCGAAGGCCCCGAAAGGCGGCGGCACGGACTATGAAGCGCTGAACCTGCTTTCCCCGAAGTTTCGGGAGCGGTTTGCCGGGACAAAGGACGATACAGTCTATCATTTGAGCTTTTCCGGGCTGGACGATGCGCCGGTAACTGTGAAAATCCTGAACTCTGATGGCGCATGGGTGGACAAGAACGACGGTTTCACGGTCGATAGAGCCAAAGGCACAGTGACATTCAACACTGCGCCCGGTGTTTCTCCACTATCCGGCGAAGATAATGTTGAAATCTCTGCAAGCCGGACCGTTTCGGGGTACGCTGACCGCGTTGTGAAATGTGATATTGGCATTTTGTTCGGCGTGAACGGCGCGTCTGACCGCCTGTTTTTGTCGGGCAACCCGGATTATCCCAATCAGGACTGGTATTCCGGGCAGTATGACACGACATATTGGCCCGATACGGGATATTCCCAGTTGGGTACGGCTGGCAGCGCGATCATCGGATACAGCATTATCAATAACTACCTTGCCACGCACAAGGACGATGCCGAACCTGACCGGAATGTGATTGTCCGGCGCGGCGATCTGGTGAATTCCACGCCTGCCTTCCCTATTATCAATACATTGCAAGGCCCCGGTGCCGTGGCAAAGCGCTCTTTTGCGTATCTGTCCACGGAGCCGGTGTTTTTGACAAAACTGGGCGTGTTTGCAATTACCCCATCGGACATCAGCGGCGAACGATACGCGCAGAACCGGAGCTACTACATCAACGAGAAGCTCAAAAAGGAAAAGAATCTTGAAGATGCGGTGGCAGTAGTCCACAAAGACCTGTATTGGTTGGTTGTGAACGATCATGCATACATCCTTGACGGACTGCAAAACATCGGACGGGCGGCCTCTGAACCGTATTCCACGCGGCAGTACGCTTGTTTCTACCGCACAAATGTGCCTGCAAGCGCTATGTGGGTGATTGATGAACGCTTGTATTTTGGGACAACGGATGGAAAGGTGTGCCGATTCTTCGATGATCCTGCCAGCCTTGAAAGCTATAACGACATGGGCGAACCAATCGAGGCGTGGTGGGAAACGCCGGACATTGCAGGGCGCCTTTTTTATAAAAACAAAACATTCAGGTATCTTGCCGTCAGTGTTGCTGCCGCAGTAGCCACAAGTGTGGATATGCGGGTGTTGCGCAAGGGCGAGTGGAAAACCCTGAAACGGAATGCATTCAATTCACGCTATCTTTCTTTTGCACAGCTTGTTTTCTCGAAATTCAGTTTCTCCAGCGACACCACGGCACGCACCTTGCATACCAAAGCGAAGTTGAAGCGGGTGGACAAGACCCGTTATCGCTTTGAAAACAAGACGCTGAATGAGCCGTTCGGGCTTACAGCATGGGCAATTGAGTTTATTGAGAGCGGAAAGTACAAGGGGTGATAGCATGAAGTGTCCTAGATGTGGCATTGAAATGAAGGTCAACGTCAGCGGTGAACTGCTGACGTTCATTTGCCGCAATCGGCAGTGCAGCGGCTACGGCCAAGCACAGGCAGAAAGAGACCTTAGTACGAAAGGAAAGGAGGAGCGTCATGAAGATTGAGAATGGCAACAAGAGTACCGCCAGCGTGAAGGCTACCAACAGCTCTAGCAGCAAGAAGCCTACCGTGACCAAGGGCGGCGATCTGCGCAGCAAGTGACAATAAGTGAGGAATTATGGAAGAGAATACCAGCGGCGTTATGACTGAGGAAGTCGAGCAGGAGGCAGCCGCACCTGCACAAGAAGAGACTACCGGAGAACCTGCAACCAATGAAGGCGTAGGTGATGCTGCCGAAGCCGGGCAGCAGCAGGAGATCCCTAACGAAGTATGGGAAACCAGCCGGAAACGTGCTGATGCAAAGGCCAAGCAGAAGTACGACCGTATGGTGACTGAGCGGTTCGGGCATTTGACAAACCCGGCCACCGGAGATCCCATCCGAAGCATGGACGATTACTTCGCAGCACTGGACGCGCAGGCGGACATTCAACGCCGCCAGTCCTTGCAGCAGAAGGGAATCGACCCCAAAATTCTCGATGATGCAATCAACAACAGCCCCGTCATCAAGCAGGCGAAAGAAGCAATTCAGGCCCAGCGTGAAGCAGACGGCCAGCGGCAATTCAACGAGCAGATGCGGCAGATCACCGCACTGGACGGCGAATTCCGGACACTGGGCGATCTTCGTAACGCCCCCGAATTTGACACTTTCAACCAGCTTGTGATGAGCAATGTTGATATGGTGAGCGCTTTCAAAGCGGCCTTCTTTGATCGGCTGTCCGCCAAGAAGAGCGCAGCGGCCACGCAGGCAGCCATTAACACCGCCAAGAGTAAAGACCACATGGCCCCAATTGGCGGCGGGAATGACGCAAGCGACGGCCTGACCGATGAAATCATCGCGGAATATCGCAAGTTTAATCCTAAATGGACGCGCGACCAAATCGCAGCGTACCACAAGAAATATGGAAAGGATCAGTAACCATGTTTATCGTTGTAATGCGAGACATTGCGGACGTGGAACCTTTTGAACATCAGCCCGGTGCTGCCAATCTGGCGCGCGGCTCTGCCGCTGTGCTGACCGCTGGCAGTCTGGCCAAGTGCGGCGCGACCGCTAAACCCTCTCACATCGTTATGGGGCCTGCCGACGGCAACGGCCTGTATCCCTGCATCCGCGTTCAGCCCACCACCGTGTTTGAGACCACCAGCACCGCTGCCGTGGCTTCCGCCGGTGCGAAAGTGACCCTGAACACCGATGCTCTAAGCGTGACTGCCACCGCCACTGACGGTGTGTTTACCGTCGATTCCACCGAGAACAAGGCCAACGGCGTTGTCCGTGGCCGTTTCCTGTAAGGAGGATATATGGCTAACATCATTTTTTCTGAGGGTTCCGGCGTTGCCAACAGCGTGTTCGGCAAGAGCCAAGAACCCATCAAGGCGATGATCGAGAGCGGCGTTGAGGCGTTCGAGGAGAAGAGCCTGATTTCCAACATCTTCAACATGGAAAGTTCCACCAACTTCGCCGAGAAGTACACCAACGAGACCAGCGTGGGTGACTTCGAGGACGTGGGCGAGAATGGCGCTTACCCCAAGACTGGTATGCAGGAAGGCTTCTCCAAGGTCATTGAGCCTACCACCTGGAAGTCCAGCTTTGAGGTTACGCAGGAGATGATCGAGGATGCAAAGATCGGCAAGATCAAGAGCCGCGCCGGTATCTTCTCCACCAGCTACAACCGCACTCGCGAGAAGTTCGCTGCTTCCCTGCTGGCCGGTGGTACTGGCACTTCCGTCAAGATCCAGAACAAGACCTACAGCACCGCTTCCGCTGACGGCGTGGCCCTGTTCTCGACTGCTCACCCCAGTGCCACAAAGGGCACCAAGCTGACCCAGAGCAACTTCTTCAAGGCTGATTTCAGCACCAGCATTCTGGATCAGGTTCAGGAGGCCATGCAGAGCTTCACCGACGACGACGGCAATCTGCTGAACGTCGCTCCCGACACCATCATCATTCCCAACGTGGCTTCCCTGAAGCGTGCCGTTCTGGCTGCCGTGTCCAGCGACCTGGACCCTGAGAGCAACAAGAATGCAATGAACTTCCAGGCCGGCCTGTGGAACGTGCTGATCTGGCCCTATCTGCCCAAGTCCATCGGCGGCAAGCCCTTCTTCCTGATGATGGACAGCCAGTTCAAGGACGACTATCTGTGTATGCCCTGGGTTGACCGTGTTGCCCTGACCGTCAAGAGCGAGATTGACCCCAACACCGACGCCAACGTGTTCCGTGGCCGCGCCCGTTTCGGCGCTGGCTTCAACAACTGGCGTTGCATCGCCCTGTGCGGCGGCGGCGTGACCGGCGGCACTACTCTGACTGCCTAATTAAACCTACCTGATTTACCGATGTCCCTGCCTGATGGTGGGGACATTTTTTTGGAGGAGCCATGTTCGAGAAGCTGAAACACGCTGCTGACGATGCCACAAAGCGGGGAAAATGGCAAAGTCGGCTGGATGACGCAAGGAAACAGTACGACCGCACCATTATGGATACCCGCGAGGCGCTGTACCGTGGCGATAAAAACATTCGTGGCGCAAACGGCACAGACGCAGATAAAAAGGCAACCAACGTCCGCAACATCGTGTACGAGCTGATCGAAAGCCAGGTGGATTCCTCTATCCCCGCCCCCCGCGTAACGGCTATCCACGAAGAGGACAAAGAGCTTGCAAAAAAGATTGAAGCTCTGTTGCTGAACCTGAGCAAGCAGCTCAACCTGAAAGAGCTGAACGACCTGCAAGAACGAACCGTCCCCATTCAGGGCGGTGACTTCTTCCACGTTGAGTGGGACCCGCATGGCGGCTATCACTGTATGTTGGGCGACGTAACGCTGACGGAGCGCCACCCGAAGCAGGTTATTCCGCAGCCCGGCGTGTACGACATTGACAAGATGGAGTACATCTTTATTCTTGTGAGCCAGCCGAAACGCTACCTTGAACGGCGATACGGTGTCGAAATCAAGGATGAAACCGAGGACGATGTGGCGGCCAGAGGGCAGAATCAAAGCACTGTAAGCGGCATTGTTACCCAAAATATCGCGTATTATCGTAACGACGAGGGCGGTGTTGGTCTGTACAGCTGGTGCGGAGACGTAACTCTGGAAGATTTGGACAACTGCCAGAAACGGCGCGGCGAGGTGTGCGCGAAATGCGGCCGCCCGAAGTTCGGAGATGTGTGCGAGTGCGGCAGCAAAAAGTTTGTGGAAGGCCCACTGGATGTGCAAGAGCTGACCGAGGACATCACCATTTTTGGCGGTGAGACTGTTGCGGCAAGCACCCCGGGCAAAGACGAACTTGTGATGAACCCGGACGGAACCCCGCAGGTGGACGAGGAAGGCGTGGCTATTACCATGCCCGGCCCGAACGTGCCCACGCAAATTCCGTACTACGAGCCGAAAGAAATCCCCGTTGTTCTCCGCAGCAACGTGCGAATGTTCGGCCGCTTCTTGGGCGTGAGCGACGTTGATGTAATTGAAGATCAGCAAAACGCGATCAAGAAGTTTGGCACGAAGATTGAAGAGAAGCTGCTCAAAGGCGGCAGCTATGTTACGCTTCCGCAAGGCGTTCAGGTTGAAACCAGCGACAAAGAGCTGAAAATCATGCGGCTGAAAAACCCGGCGGAAAAGGCGTTGATTTCTGTTATCAATGTTCAGCCCGACACAAGCCGCGAACAGCAAATGCTGGAAAGCAATTACAGCTGGGCGAAAAGTACGCTGGGCATTAACGATTCTTTTCAGGGCAAGTACGATGCATCCGCAACCAGCGGCAGCGCAAAGCAGTTTGCTGCACAGCAGGCGGCTGGCCGTTTGCAGTCCAAACGCGAGATGAAGAATCAGGCGTATGGGCGGCTGTACAAGCTGCTCTTCAAGTACATGCTGGCCTATGCTGACCAACCGTACCCGATGACTTACACGGCAATCGGCGGGGAGCAGACGTTCGCCCATTTCAACCGGTGGGATTTTTTGAAGCGCGACGCTGCCGGTGAGCTGTACTGGGATGACGAGTTTATTTTCGGCGTTGACCCGTCTCCGAACATGGACGCTAACCGTGAACGGCTGTGGGATATGGCCGACGTGAAGTATCAAGCCGGTGCATTTGGCCCGATTGGTGACCTGACTACCAGCTACCGATTCTGGACTTATCTAGAAGATAATGGATTTCCTGGGGCTGGGAAGGTAAAAACCGAAATCAAACAGCAGATGGACGAACAGCAGCAAATGCAACAGGCTGCCATGCAACCGGCTGCACAGCAAGCAATACAGCCGGATATGCTCATGACTGACAGCGACCACTTGGAGGGGGCAGACGTATGACGTGGGGAGAATGCAAAACCGCAACCTTGCAAAAGATGTTTACCTCGGAAGATGAGGGCGCAGAGGACTACCTCGCGGCAATGCCGCAAGCCGCCAATGAAGCGATCCAGATGATTGCGACAACGGATGCGGGTAAACACATCCGTTCGCACGATACGCTGACGAAAGACCCGGCACAATCCAGAACGTTTGACCTTGAAGATGAACTCATTGACTTCCTCAATGTGGGAGACTTTGAAACATACTGTATGGACGGAGACGAACCACGGCCTGTGTCCTTGAAACTTCTGGGCGGGCATTTGCTGGTGGTTCCAAAAGGCATTGAATCTGTGCTGGTGTATTACAACGCAAAGCCTGCCAGAATCACAGAGAACACGCCGGACGCGCAAGAAATCGACCTGCCGGAAGATGCTGCGGCACTTGTGCCAATGTACATGGCAAGCCAGCTGTACAAGGACGATGATCTGGCGATTGCGACAACGTACCGCAACGAGTTTGAAACGGCGTTTGAGCGCCTGCAAAACCGGCAGGCGGAAAACATCGACACGGAATTTACAAGCGAAAGTGGGTGGTGGTAAGTGGCCTTCACAAAAATCACAGATGAAGATTTGCAAAACAAAGGCGTTATTGGCCTGCCTGATACGCCCGGCCTCTCCACAAGCGAGATGCAGGCAAAGTTTGAGCAGACGGCACGGGAAGTTCTTGTGCCGAAGTTCAATCAGCTAGTGGACGAACTTTTAGGCCCTTCGGCGGCAAGTCAAATCGGCGCCAAAGGCAAAAACCGCACAGTGCAAGGCCACATTGACAACCTGGAGAATCCGCACAATGTAACTGCGGAACAGGTTGGTGCGTATACAAAAGACCAGACAGAAAAAGCAATCAGCGACCGCATTTCCCAGATTGGTAGTGCGGATATGACGCAGGCCGTGTACGACCCGACCGGCAGACGGCGAGACATTTTTGCCTATGCCGATTCTCTTGGTGTAAGCACTTACACGCACACCAAGATGGACAACGTGCACCACTTTAGCGGATCCGGCACAAGCGGCCGCGTGAAGATGACGGCTGACGTGGAAGCCGGAGACACGGTGATGCTGGGCGGAAAGGAAGTGCCCGCCTATGTGGGCACAGAAACCTTTGCCGATGCGCTGGCCGGTGAACCCGTCACGGGCCGGTGGCTCACCTTTACGCAGGACGGTACGCAGATAAATTTTAATGGCGGCGGGGGCTTATCCCTCACAAAACTCGCCCTCGCCGATGCTGACACCGGAGACGTGATTTCGGGCAAAAAGTTTTATTCCGGCGATAAAACGATTAAAACCGGTTCCATTCTGCCGCGTAACACCGTCGGACAAAATGGGACGGTGGGAATCAGCCAGTATTTTCCCAGCGTGGCCGTGTCAAAAGCGAACAGCACAAACACACAGACAAACAACAACCTTGATGGCGTGTCGCGGCTGTGCCTACAACCCCCTGCTGGATTTTACGATGGGAACAGCTATGTGGGCGAGACTTTTGCCAAAGTAGCCAGCGCAATCGGCCTGACGGCAGAAAAACTTTGCGCTGGGAACACGGTGATTGGCGTAAAAGGAGCCGGCGTGACGAAAGCGGTTTGGAATGGATCTATTCCAAACGACACCTCGACGCATAGTCTGGCTACCACTCCCGCCGCCGGTACTCTGCTTTTCTTCTTCGCGGGCAACGCCGATCACGATATGCAAATCAAATCAATTGTCATTGGTAGTAAGGTGGTGGCAACGCCAGGGAGAAACAACATGTACTTTGCCACGTTCTCTGTGAGTGCAAACCAAAACATTTACATGCAATGGGACATCAACTTCGGCGGTGGTACACCAAGCGGAAAGGGCGTAATTTGCTACGTGTGATTAAAAGCAATAGGAGGTGTGACAAACATGAGCACCGTAATCTCTAGCGGCACAACCGTAACGAATAGAATTACGTTGCCTGTGACGCAGAGCGAACTGGCAAGTTTGTATGTGACGTATGAGCAACGTAACAAGACCGTGGTGGAAAAAAGTTTGGAAGAGTGCCAAATGGTAGGCACGGATTTGCTGGTGCCACTTGGGCAAGAGGACACCCTTGCTTTTAACCCGAAGGCAGGCAAAATCAGGATCCAAGTCCGGTTGCGGAAGAAGGACGGAACAGCGCTCAAAAGCGACATCGTTGAGGCTGAGACCGATGAAGTGCTCAAGGACGGTGTGATCTAATGCCGGGATGGAGCAGCACAGAGGCAACGTTCGCTGCCACCTTTGATGTTGTCGAGGACGTGCGGTTTTCGGTTGACCTTAGTAGTACGGATGCGACGTTCGCTTTCTCTTTCAGCGGAGAAACCGCGTTGCCAGAAAATTACCTCGGCCCGTATGAAGTAACGCCGAAAGGCAGCGAACAAGAACTCGAAACGGAAAACAAATATCTTTCAAACAACATCGTTGTGCGAGAGATCAAACGCTGGGACGTGGGCAACACGTCGGGCGGGAACACAGTGTACATCGGGGAGGATGCATAACATGCCAGCAGCTACTTACAACAGCAAAGTGATTTTTAACGGCGACGTCTTGATGGACCTCACCGGCGATACCGTCACTGCCGATAAACTGCTTACCGGGGTCACCGCCCACGGGAAAGACGGTGCGCCCATCACTGGCACCTGTGACTTCGATGCCTCAACGGGCGATGCCACCGCTACGGCGGCAGAAATTTTGTCTGGGAAAACCGCATATGTGAAAGGCACAAAAGTTTCCGGCGAAATGCCTAATCGCGGGGCGGTGACCGGGACAATCAGCACCAAGGCCGGGGCCTATACCGTGCCCCAGGGATACCACGACGGCAGCGGCAAAGTGACCATCGACAGCACCGAACAGGCAAAGCTCATCCCCACCAACATCCGCAAGGGCGTGACCGTGCTAGGGGTCAGCGGTACGATGTCCGGGAGTGAGGGCATGAAGCCTCAAAGCAAGAGAGTAACGCCCAAAGCCACTGAGCAAACGGTGCTGCCGGATACCGGCTATAACTGTCTGTCGCAGGTGGTTGTGGCCGCCATCCCCTATGCGGTGAGCGACAACACATCTGGCGGCAAAACCGTGACCATCGGGTGATGGCTATGGGCAACAGCAAAATCGTTTTTAACGCCAAGGTGCTGATTGACCTGACCAAGGACACCGTGGCGGCGGCGAAGCTGCTGGAAGGGGCCACCGCCCACGGCAAGGACGGCGAGCGGGTGACCGGTACAATTTTGGACCGGAACACGGTGGGCAAAAATGGGGCGGTGGGTGCGTCCTCTGCTTATCCGTCGGTTGCCGTCACACCGGTGGAGCGAGACACGCAAGCCTATCAAAACACCGACGGGGTTAAGCGCGTGTACCTTAAACCGCCGAAGGGCTACTACAACGGCGAAACATACGTGGGTGACAGCTATGCTACTGTGGCAAGAGTGATCGGCCTGAACGAAGGGAGCCTTTGTGCAGGTAGTAGCGTGCTTGATGTCACCGGCAGGGGCCACGCCGTGGCTATGTTTGCGACGATTGGCGACAATCGTTGGAGTGGCGGCTCTTACAACCGAATGAAGCTTGCATGGACGCTGGGCGGCACCTCCGGCTTCGGCGGCTGGGGCTGTTGGCTCCCGGCAGGCACTTACCGGGTGTGCGGGGCCATCGCTGGGGTGAAAGGATGCTATATCGCGGACGCTGGCAATCTGGCCACGCGAATTTATAACGCGGAACGGACATATTCTGGCAGCGGTTGGGGCGGACAAGGAACGTTTACCCTCAACGGCAGCCAATGGGTGTCCGTTACCAGTGGAAGCACGAGCTACTCTGAGGACGGCGGCGTTTGCATTTATCGGGTTTGAGAGGAGGAGAACCATGACTTACGAGCAAAAGCAAGAGGCTATCAAAGCCCTTGTGTACGGCGGCACACAAGAGGCAGCCGCCGATGCGGCTGGTGTCCCTGTCGCCGCGCTGGCTGAAATCACGCAGGACGAAATCGACGAGGTGCGGGCCGACCTGCGGGAAATGGGGTGGCTGGATTGAGCATCACTATGGAGGGCGTTGACGTCTCGAAGTATCAGGGCACCATCGACTGGCACGAGGTGAAAGCATCCGGTATGGGCTTTGCCATGGTGCGGCAGGGGTGGATTAACTCGGACGGCAGCATTACTGAGGATCCTTTTTACCGCCAAAACATGGCCGAGGCACACGCTGCGGGCCTGCACACCGGCGTGTATCTGTACAGCTATTGCACATCCGAAAGCGCCATGAAGGTAGCTGCAAGCGCTTGTGTGGCCATGCTGGAAGGATTTGTGTGCGATATGCCCATCGCTCTGGACTTTGAGCACGCCACGCTGTACAAGCGCTTTTCGCGGGCCGCAAATGCCAGCCTCTGCGCGGCCTTTTTGAGCCGCATTGAGGAGCTGGGGCGCTATTGCATCCTGTACACCTACAAGTCTTTCGCGGCGGCGTATCTGGACATGAGCGCCCTGAGCCGCTATGATTTTTGGCTTGCCCACTACACCGCCCGCACGGACTACACCGGCCCCTATGGTATGTGGCAGTACACCAGCAGCGGCAGCGTCCCCGGCATTTCGGGGCGCGTGGACTGCAACCACGCTTACAAGGACTATCCGGCGATCATCACCGGCGGAAAGAAGGAGGATACACCCATGAGCAATCTTCTGAAAGTCGGCCCGGTATCGGGCGGCGACCGCAAGACCCTGGCGGCCCTGGCGGACAGCCTGGGCCTGCCCCACGAGGATGCGGGCGACTATCTCATTATCGGCCCCGCTAGCGCAGGCGACCGGAAGGCCATCGCCGCAAAGGCTGCCGCTCTGGCGGTGGGCTGCGTGGAGTATACCGCGCCCGAACCGGAACCTGAACCCGAGCCGGAACCCACGCCTGCCCCCACTCCGGCCCCGGACAGCGGCAAAGACGACACCGCCGAGCAGCTGGGCCGCATTGAAGCCAAGTTGGACAAGCTGCTGGGTCTGGTGAACCCCGCACTGCTGGAGGACTGATATGCAAGAATGGACGGTGGTTGGCGTTGTTGTTGTGCTTGTAGGGCTGATCGGCTCTGTGAGCGGCCCGCTCATCAAGCTCAACGGCAATATTACAAAACTGACAGTCGCAGTGGACAACTTCCAGCGCGCGTTGGACAAGCTGGAAGGCGAAAACCGCGAAAGTCACAAAATTTTTTATAAGCGGCTGGACTGCCACGACAAGGAGCTGGCCCAGCATGAGCAGCGCTTGAAGGCGCTAGAGGAGGAATAATTATGGATATTTCGTTCATTTCCGAGTATATGGTGCCTGTCATCGTGGGCATCTGCCTGTGCGTGGGCTATGTCGTAAAGTCGTGGGTGAAGGATGTCGATAACAAGTACATTCCCACCATGTGCGCCGTGCTGGGTGTGATTCTGGCCGTGTGGATGCACTGGCCCGCCGTGGA